AGACAAATCATCTTCGCCAAACACTTTAGTTAAATTAATTGTGTTTCCGTAAAATGTAATCTTGTATGCGTATGCTTTGTTATTTTTTAACTCTACGCCATTTAATGCAACAAATCCCTGTTTATAAGGAATGTTGTTTAATTCTATATTAGCTGTCACTTTGTTTCTTGCGTCAAAACCATTTATTATATCATAATTATAATAATGATCAAATAGTTTATTATTGTTTTTCGAAGCAGGTATTGTGAAGGTTTTTGTAAACTCTGCAAATATTTTTGCTGGATCTTTGACATCTTGCTGAGATAAACTTATTGAAACTTGTTCATCTTTAAATAAATCAATTCTTTCATCATTAATATATAATTGTAGTTTTTGCATTATCTGATATTGTTTATATAATCAAATGACATATCAAAACTAAATTCAAATTGAATTAATCTGTCGTTTATACTATTCTTGTATATTAAATTATTGTCTTTTATGTTTATTGGAATATTGATAAAAGCGTTTGTTGTTTTTTCTCTATATCTTACCCACACTTTTTCTGACAATAACATTTCAGAATAGACATCACTATAATATTCTGGAACATAAAAACTATTCAAAGTAATTGATTGAATACCGTTTACATTATAGTTTTGTTTTGTGTGTTCATTTCTTGAATATGTACCTGTTGAACTTATTATATTTGAATTGTATGTTTCTCTTTTTGTGCTTATATCTCTGACTGCTTTTAAAGTAAAAAATTCAGATTGTATTGCGCCATATTTATTTATGAAATAAACCCTAAAACCTGATTGACTAACTTCAGTGTAACCTCTATATGAAACATCTTGAGCATACAATGTGCAATCAACTCTTTTGATGTTTATTGTAATACTGTTTATTGTCATACTCGTTGCGTTAATACTTGAGTTAGTATAAACAACACTATTGTTTAATATACTTGGTATAGTCAACGCTACGTCTTTAGGTGCATACATAGTATATGTTTTTGTTCCACCAACAGTTTGTGAATAATTAGAAATAGCTGGAAATTGTGTTGTACTCATTAATGGATTTGCTTCTTCATAAAAAGATCCGTAACCATCAAAACCTGCTTTGTCAACTGCAAATGTAGAACCTACTTGACTTCCTGTAGCGTTTGCGCCATCATAAAATTTAAGTGACAAGTTGATTAAGAATGTTGCTTGTGTTGACGGAGTACCGCTTGAACCAAGTTGTAAATCTAAATAGTCACGTGCCAATTCTGCATACTCAAATAATACAGCAACGCCAGACGCTGCAGGTTTCACTAAAGTATAACGCAAAGTACCATCGATTGTAATCTCTAATTCAGCTGATGCAATACCAGACGTACTGTTAGTTTGTGTTATGTATTGAGGTGATCTTAATAATATATTGTCCATTGTTTAAAATTTAATCTTATTTTCTAATTCGATATTATTGTCAATGTCTTTAACAAATCCATCAATTATGTCTTTACTGTATTTATCCATTCCTGCTTCAAATGGTTTTGTAAAAAACAACGAAGCTTTTAAACCTTGAAAATATATCTTTTGAACAATCAAATATCTCATTGACTTATAAGAAACATATCGACCGAGTTTGTCACGCCATCTAAACTTCTTTTGACGTAACCATTTATCTATTCCTTTTGTTAAACCTCCTTTAGGTCCAGTTCCTGAGCCATATTGAAACGGTGACATTGCTGCTCTTGTTTCTGGATACGTTGAATTGACGCCACGAACACCTTTGTCAACAAAATTTCCATAATCTTCAAAAAAGAAATTTAGTATATATGGGTTTCCAATCTCTTTGACATCTTCAAGATTTTGTTTAAGTGAGTTGTAAAGAGCACCTCCACCTTTTTTTTGTCTTGTTAAATTTGACTTCGATTGTTGAATTACATATTTACCGTATTTAGTAAGTGCTTTTCCAAGTTGTGTGTATGCTATGTTTGATTTCATTAGCAAATACTTATATCGTTGTAAATTAATAAATCAAAAGTGGAGGTCATTCCTGCAAGTTCATTTTCAAAACGATCATAAAACAATTCAATTGACGCATTACCATCAAGTTGATATTTATCAAAATGTAAAGTTCCTTTTCTAAGTACTTGTGTTAATTTATTTAACACTGCAAGTTGTGTGTTTAAAATATCTTGAAGATCATTGTTGCCTTCAAAAATGTCAACTGTAAGTTCTTTGCTTTGATGTACGATGTCCATTGCAAGAACTGACATACTAAATCTTAATACACCATCTTCTTGAGTAATGTTGTTTACGATTATATGACTTAATGGAAATATATCTTGTTTGTTTAAATTAACATCTGAAATATCTCCTGTTGTAACTGTATTAACATTAACATCATCCAACAATTGATTTTTAATTGCTTCGGTTGCTTGATAAAATGCTCTACTTCCTTGATTGCTCATTTAAATTTACTTTTAATTTGTTTTGATTCTATGTCGTTTTTATCTTTCATATATGCTAACATCATTAAACATTCGTGAACATTTAGTTTGGTGATATACTTAAATTTTGTAATATCTCCTCCAGAGAGTCCGTAAAGACTTGAATACCATCCGTACCTGGAATTGAATTGAGATACTCTGTCAAGACTTTGTTCTGATTGTTGTCCAAAGAGTTCATCATAACTTTCGACAAGTCGAGTCCTAAACGATAAAAAAAAAATATAGAACTTGTGACTGCGTCCATTGGCATTTGTAAAATCTGTATGTTGTCTTTTGCATCATATTCTGTTATTGAATATTTAGATCCAAATTTATTTGTTATTGGACGATATAAAACGTTCATTGCTTTTTCAATGTTATCCCAGTCTCCGATGTATGTGTCAAGATCAATATACTCACCAAGCGTTAAGTCATCTAATGAGTTATGAAAACCGTACTCAACATTATCTATTTTAAATCTTTTAACTAATGCTGGTTTTTGATCAAACATTTCAGTTAGTATTGACGTGATTTCTAATGTGTCATTATACTTCAAACGATACACATCTTTTAAACTTATATTACAAAATATTTCAATCATTTTAGCTTGAAGAAACTTGTCATCTTTATTTTTGGATGCTATATCTAAATAGTGTTTATACTTATCAAGTGTTATTTCACTTAAATCTTTTGGTACCGTAACTTTAATATTCATATCTATATAACGTATTTAATTAATGATTTTAATGTACAAAAAAAAGGTGTTATTTCTAACACCCTTTTTCAAACAAAACAAACTTCTTTTTAAAAGAAAGACTCTACGTCTAACATTATTTCTTCTTTTATTATATCATTTAAATCAATCACATTATTATCTTCATTTGTGTAAGATATAATTTCAGTATTATTAATATCAATACTGTTTTCTTCAGGTGGTTCAAACCAAGTTCCAGCGTGTCCTTTTCTGAAATTGTAATTTACTTTTAAAGTAAAACCCTCGTATTCAAATTCTATTGTGTTTGTTATATTGTTCATATTTCGTATTCTTTTGATTCTTCTTTAATTAATTCTAAATCATAAATCGCTTCGTTCATTCGTTCCCTGTAATCACTATTAGCCATTTTACAAGCTATTAAATCATTTTGTAATCCTGCTACATAAATAGAATTATCAATAAATGATTGTTGAAATTGTAATAACTCAGTATTGTTTGGTTTAGCTTTTACCCACTTGTTAATGAGTTCACCAAGTATTATTGCATTGTTAGTGTATTCTAAGTCTTGTAAGTTCTCTATTTTGTTTCTCATATTGTCGTTTCTAACAAATGTAAGAATAAAAATAAACTTACATAAAATACAGCCCATCCAAGACCTGCGTAAGCTAATATTTTTAAAAACGATTCTTTGTTTTCTTTTTTAGATATTTTCTTTGCAATGTAATATCTACGTTGTCCGTTTACTTCGTAATAATGTTTCATATCAATTTAGTTATTAAGTTAATTGTCGCAAGGCTAACAAGTATTAAAACAAATATCTTGATTACTTTCATTGATGAATTATATTGTTGTGTTGATCTACCTTGATTCGATCTGTATTGTCTTGGTTGTAATAAGAAATCATACTTGTCAATCATATCATTACAGCCTCCACAAGTTAAGGCGGACCAACTGAAGTGATATACTTTGTTTTTTGAATTGCATTTTGAACAATAGATTGTTTTACCTTGTTGTCCTGCTCTGGTGTGTTTGTTTACTCTTTTCATCGTTATTTCTTTTAAATGATTTAATTCTTTTTGTTTTGTTTAAGTTGTGTAAAAATTGTGTTCTATTATAACTCATAAGGTAATATAAAGTGATTGTACGCTTGGTGAAGTATATCTACAGTTGCAAATAAAAATATGATTGCAAAGGTTAAGCAGAATAATACAATGCAAAAGCAAATTAAACTACTTGCAAAAAATCTAATAAATTTTATAAGTTCTTTTCGTTCCATTTTGTTTGTTTTAAAAGGGAGCTGTTAAACTCCCATTGTTATTATACCAAATTATTTTTAATATATTTTAAAGTTTTTTTAGCTTCTCTCTTATTAGTGAATGTTAAAGAAGAGTAATTTCTCATATCATAAGTCCATTTATTCATATTAGAAGAGTAAATATCGTAAGAAAATTCTATAACGTGATATCTATCTCCAATTATTAAATCAAAGTCTCTAGTATTAACACCTACAAAGTTGGGCATTAATTCCTTAGCTACATTAGGATCTAATTGATTATTAAATATTAAACCCATACAGTCTTTATAAGCTTGTAACCATAGTTCAGATATTTCTAATCTCTGTGCAGTGTTATGATTAGCTTGAGGTAATTGATAAGCTCTGTATTTGATTAAACATTCTTGAGCTCTTGATCTTAATTCTGTGTTAGTTAAATTCATTTTGTTTGTTTGTTTATATGACTGCTTTGTTACAATCATACAGCTAATATAAAACTATTTATTTAATTAACAAAATATTTAATAACTTATTTTACTTTACTTCGAGGATCGTCTTTTGCGTCTGCGTAGTTAAGATGATTACACTTGCGACATAACCATAAGAAACCATTTTGATTAGAGCCTATAAAAACCATTTTATGTGTACACTTTTTACAATTCATTAACTAATATAATATGTTCCACGATTTGGGTTTTGTAATTGATATGTGACAGAATAACGAATAGCATCTAAAATATGGTTCCATTTGTCTTGTGGTGTTTTTGATTTCTTTTCTAACCAGCTGTAGTTGTTTAGTTCTTTGATTAGATTTATACTTTGTTGATCTACTATTAAATCATAGTCTTGTAATAAAGAGATCCCGTAAGTGATTGAGCCTGGTCCTTTTATTGATTCTTTAATATTACAACCTTTTTGTTTGAGTTCGTAGATTAGACGTTTCTCTGCGCTGTCACCAATGATGAGACTATTGTTTGCGTGTTTTAAGTTTAACTCAGCAATTTGTGTTGTTGTTAATGATTTTAAATAAAAACATTCTTTTAAATATATGATCTTGTTTGTTGAATCAATGTTTGTTTCTACTAAAACATTTTCGTCTGATGCGAATCCATAGTCTTGTCCAAAAACACTTACACCAACTTTTTTAAAATCACCAATCTTCCAGTTACTAAAAATCACGCCTTCTGCCTTAGATAACCAACCACCTAACATTTGATGTTTATACTTTTCAGGTCTACGTCTTTTAATGTTCTCTATTTGATTTAAATAACTTTCAGATAAGTTTTCTAAATTATCAAGATACGTTGTGTGTATGTATGTGACATTGTCTTGTGTTGCGTTTGTGCCTTCTTGAATACCTTTGTCTTCAAAAAATCTATTGTATATCCAATGTTCTTTTGTTGTTGGATTTAATATCAATATAACTCGATTGTGTTGATTAAGTTGACGAACTGATAAATCTATTTTGTCAAATGTATCTTCACTTGTTAGTTCTTCAGCCTCATCAAGTACAAATGTAGTTACACCTTGTAATGATTTGAGATTAGCTGTTTGATCTCCAGACGATGTTTTAATGCCTTTGAATATTATTTTACTACCTGATTTTATGTTTCTTATTTCGTCTTTAGTAATATGAAAATCTTTAAATAGATCCATCATTTCAATTTTCTCTAAAAACTCGGGTATAATAGATATGTATGTTGAACTTAAAGTGTAACGTGTAAATAAGATTGTGTGTCCTGATTCGTAAGTTAAAAGAACTAATAAAAGATTAATAGAAAAAGATTTACCAGAACCACGACCTCCAGTGACGATAAAATATCTTGCGTCAGATCCTGATAATGTTGAATACTTTTTATTTAATTCAATCACTTAAATTTAATAAGATCCTTGAAGTTTATATTTAAACCACTATCTGAAGTAATATCAACAGATTCTTTTGGTTTACCATAACGATAGCCAAAGTATAGATTCATTGCTCTTGAATCACCTTTTAAAATTTGTTTGCCTAAAGTTCTAATAACTTCTTCATTGTCAATTAATGAATCAAGTTTTTCGATTAACTTTATTTCATCTTCTTTTCTTGGTCGACCTGCGCCTTGTCTTGCTCCACCATTACTTTTGCGTTTATCCATAATTGAAATTTTATTGTTTATTCAATCTTTTTATATATAACGTATTTTATTTATAATTTTATACCTGATTAAGTTTTGATTTCCATTCAAACTCTTTTAACCATAAATCAATTTTATTCATTATGTATTCTTCTTTTTCAGCTGGTATGTTTTTAAGTTTAGTATATAAAGAATTGTCTGATCCAACATCTTTGATTTGAGTTTCTAATCTTTTTATTTTGCTTTCTAAGTATTTGATTTTATTTATTTCGTCAATTGTTAAATCAGAATCAAACGTAAACATTT